CCAATATATCTACAAATTTAGATAATATAGGTACAGGTTTCCAGTCTAGATTTAAATAGCTTAAGTCACCGTTTATAGATAATTCATCTTTATACTTTTGTACAGGTTGTTCACCTCTAGCATATAATCTACGAGTATGATAATTATTAAACGTAGTTAAATACCTGTTACCGTTAGTTCTACCTTGCGCAAACCATTCTGATTGTATGGCGTCAGCAACTTGCTTACCATACTTTAAACTCATTTTTTCCTCCAAAGGTACCACCTGATTGGGAAAAGCGCTATTAGCATTATAGTTTATATTCATTTATCGTATAATTTTCGAAACACTACCAGTGTTGTCATATCGCTTTATACCTAAATCATATGACACTAGTTCTCTTTTTGGTATTGGTCTATATCGATGCTTATTACAAGCCATAATGGCTAGACCAGAACTAATTGAAGCATCGTGTTTTGTTCTATTATTTATATTAAATCTACTCCAATCATTTAATGTTTTTTGAAAATACATATCACCATATCTATTTCCATCATAACCTACATAACTTTCAATATAAGTTTCTATAGCAGCTGCATGAGCTTGCTTAATGTCTTCACTTGAATTAGGTATACCACCTATTTCTCTTTCTGACACTGATA